GCTGTGTCTTTTTTTAATCTTGTTGCTGATATGTAAAGTGTATGTTGTATTGCCATTTTTTATTATTTTACTCCTGGATAGTGTCCGTTGTCTTTCATTTTATCAGGTGCCATAACAGCATCTTTTATTCCTCTTGGTGTAGGTGTATAACTTTTAGGTATTGAATTTACTTTTTTGTAATCATCATCTAAACTCTGTCCATTCCTCAACTCTGTTCCTTCTTTTAATCTATATAAAATAACTTTCCACGCGTGTCTACAATATACGCCACCTTTAAATCTAAATAAGTCGTATGGTCTACCTTTATGTCCTAATTGCTTATTGACACCTGCATTACTTGCTGCATCAATATCTTCTATTCTGTATACAAAACCTGCTCTGCTTAGTCGCATCATATTTTGACAAAATGGTCGTGACTTGTTACCTGCTTTGTTAGCCTTTCTGCTTTTTTTAATGTATTTAAACCTAACTCTATAATAAGATTTGTCTAAGTAGCTAAAACTATCCTCTTTGCTTTTTATCTCATCTGCAAAATTTTTTATGTTAGTAGGCTCTATAAAGCTATCTGCCCAATGCTCGTAATCATTAACATAATCTTGTTCGTCTACTATTTCCCATTTGTCTAAATCTATTTTTTCGCCTTTTAGTGACTTAAATACATTGTCAAAGTCGTCATCTGACAAATCTGCTCTAACATTTTCTATTTCTTTAACTTTTTTTGCTGCCCAACTTTGTCCAGGATCGCCTCCCCACAACTTCCATGCAATTGCACCTGCCGAAGGATAGCCTTCTTCACCAGGATAAAAACCTTCAGCTTGTTTATCTACTTCGTGTCTTGCAAAAAAACTGTTCATTCTTTTAATCGTGTCTAAGCTTAAATTTTGATTGTTAACTATTGACCTGGCTCTTGCAACTGCAACCATAGTGCCTCCACGACCATATTCTTTTCGCATTTCTAAACCAATTTTTGCTTGTTCTATCATACCTTTAGTAGGTTTAGTGTCTATGTCTTGTAAATCTTTAAATTGTTGTAAATTTTCGTTAGTAACACCTTCTTTCTCTTGTTCTTCTTCGCTTTGTGTCTCTACTATTTCTAAATCTATAAAGTCAGCAGGTTTTAGTGTTTTAAAGTACAAATCTAAGTGTATGTCATTAACATTAAATATTTTATTTAGACCTTTAAGCAATATATTTTGAAATGGTAAAATTACTGTATTTGTGAACAAGCTGTATGCATCTCTTAATTCATCTGCATTACTTCCTAACCCACCACCTTCTGCACGTATACCAAATAGTAAAGGACTTGTAACACGATGCCCTGAAAGTATCTTATTGACAACTTCTTTAGACAAAAATTGATATTTCTCACTTGCACCATTGCTATCTATTGGCACTATCTCAGGTGCAGTTTCTTTGCCATCGTTAAATGTAATAAGTATTTTTCCAGCAGATTTTGACGAACTAAATTTAGCATTAATCTGTCTTTCTATTGTTCGCCTTTCTTCGTCTGTTGGCACACCATTTGCAAAATTAATAACCATACTTGGAAACATTCCGTTGCTAATATTAGATAAATGAAACTGTGCTATTTCTAAGTCTAATTGTATATAGTCTGTCGAAGCAATATAGTCAGGAGCAAAGCCGTAAAACATTGCAGGGTTTTTGTCTCTAATCATTAGAATTTGCGATGCTTGTGTTCTGTCTGTTGTGCTAAATGCCTTGTATTTTCTAGGTTTATATGCACCTCTTTTTGCTTTTGTCCAGTCTGCACTGTAATAATAATCCTGCACTTCTCCGTCAATCATTTTACCACTTCTTATATATTGTGATCCTATATGGCTGATTTTTGCAATTGTCTTTCTGTCTCTTGACCAAATCACATTAACATAACATCCGCCAAATAATTTTAGGTCTAATGCAAGGTCTTTTAAAACATCTTCAGGACTATTATCTAAAAGTGTGTTTAACTTAATCCAACTTTCTTTTGTAGAATCATTTTTGTTAATGTCTGTTGCATCTAAACCTTCACCATATATCATCGCACCTATCGACTTAATTAATGCACCATTAATTGCACTACCTAAAAAAAGCTCTAACAAGTAATTAGGGTAATTGTTGTTTTCGCCAAAAGATATATAGTCTTGATTAGTTTTTTCAACTAAGTGTGGTATGTTGTAATGCGATAATTTTACTAAATCTAAATTCATATCTAAAATGTTATATAAACACTGTTTGTGTCAGTGTCATTAGTTGTATAAGGAGTAAATGTTGTTGTGTTTTTTGTAGAATCAAACATATTAAGTTTAGTGTAGTATACAGGTGTAGTAATAGCAGGGTTTAAGTTTGTATTGCTGACATTTTTATATATTGTTACATCATAAAAACCTAAGGGGAAATCAGTATTGCCTACATCAATTATGCCACTGTCTAGGTCTTCACTTGTTGAGTCAAACCAATATATTAAACAGTATCTATCGCTAAAGGTTGTTGTAAAGATAGTAGGTATAAAATATTTTGATTTGCCTGTTTGCTGACTTTTAAATTCAACTAAAGGTCTGTATGTGCTGTTTATAGCATCTTTAATGTCTAGTGAAGCACTATGCAATGTTGTATTTAAGTCAAATTGTATCATACCTCTACAAAGTATTTGTCTATAACATCAGGATGGTTTTCTTTTATGATGTTAAGTGTTTTTTCATCTAAATCATTAATACAGTGAAAAACTTTGTTTTTATATTTATTTCTTACTTTTAGCATTAACAGTTTTCTTTGTGAAAAAAGCATCTCTTATATGCTCTCTAAGATTTTTAATTTCTGTCTGTGATAGTTCTCCTAATGGTTTATAAACCGAATCTACATTCGCATTTTCATAACCCTCTTTAAGTATATATGTCATAATGTTTACTATAAATATAAAAAAAGTGCATTTTGTTTAGTAATTAACAAAAAAAAGGCACAATTAGTGCCTCTTTTCTGATTAAAAAATAAAGTAACGATATTAAGTACCTACTACGAATGCTATGTCTGCAACATCTGTCAAATTATCCCAAGGATAGTTTGTAGTGCTTGCACCTGCTGTCGGTTGTACTTGTATAGGTGGCAGTTTTTCGTCTGCACTAAACTCTACTGTATAACCTGACAATTCACCTTTTGCTGCACCTGTAACCATTGTCCCCCCTGTCACATTTACACCACCATTCATACCTAGCAAAAATATATTATCCATAGAATCACGAACAAATATTTGACTTCTGTTATATGCTGCAAGTCTTAGTTGGTTAGTGCTGTCGTGATTTATTTTTTGTAAAGTTATAGATAGTGTCTGATTAAAAAATGTTGTTCCTGTTGCAGGGTCTGATGTAATATTTACAGTCATAGAACTTAAATCAGGTCTTAAATCGTACTGTAATAAAGTTTGTTTTGATGATGTAGGGTCACCGAATGTGTCCCAATCAGCAAAATCTGCATCAGTCATCTCTAAATTTGCTATTGTAGCAGATGCTTCTATATTACTACAAAAATTAGGTAGAATATATATCATTTTAAGACCACCGATACTGTCTTTACAGTCTACTTTTCTTCCAAGTGTTAAATTACAAGCCATTTGATTTAAATTTATAAGTTAATAAAAGGGTGGTATATTGCAACCACCCATTTAAAGTTCATTTTAGAATGTGCAACCAACAACTCCGTCAGTTCCTATTCCTGTTTGTACACCTAAACCAAAGTTCATAACTACTCTAATCTTATCACTTCCGTCATACTGATATGTAGGAATTAAGATTGCCTCAGTTCTGTCAGTTCCTAAGTTAGAACCTACAACTAAGTTGTCAGAGTAAGTTGCAACGATAGCATCGTCTGGCATACCTGGACATCTGTATATTGGGTGTCCTAAGTATGAAAGACCTTCAGGGTTAAGTGTTAAACCTAACATATTAATACCTTGACCTGATGCTACACCTGCTAAAAATTGTGAATAAAAACTATACATCTTATTATTCATATAGAATCCAAAACCTTCTTTAAACTCTAATCCAGGGTGATTAGCTACAACTGAGTCATAAACACTTTTAAGTGCATCGTCAATATTTGCATTTGTTGTTGCAGAACCAGAATTTAAGGTAACTTGTGTAAAGTCAGCACAAGCAGAAGCATTAAGACCTGATTGGTCAAACACTCCGTCATTTGATAAAAACCCTGCACCCATAATGTTATTAGCATCTGCAACCCAAATACCATTTTCAATTTGTGCTGAAGCTTGACCTGCTACGACCTCTAATATGAAATCAGAAAAATCACCAGGTAAATCACCATTTTGTGTCATATTCTTACCAACCCAAGTAGGATAAAGTGTTTTTCTACACACCTCTCTGTTTACTTTAAGGTCTGTTACTGTTAGCACTCTTTCGCCAAGTGTAGTAGTACCTGCATCGTTAAAATCACAACCTGCTGCTACAATAGGATCAGAAGTTACTAAACTACTAATTACGGCTTTACTTGTAAGTCCGTCCATTTGTCGTACATAACCTTTCGCAATCGTGTCATTTGATTTGACTGCAGCAGTTACATACGGCAATGCTTGTTCACCTGCATATGTAGTTGCAGGGTTTACTGTGATATCAAAATCACGTTTTTTGCTCACTGGAGCATATCTATTATGTTTTGCCATTTTTAAAAATTATTTATTATTAATAAAGTATGCTGCCCTCTCGCTTACAGAAAGTTTAGCCAAATCAATAGTAGAATTAACATTATTACCTTCAGGGTTGTATGTTATACTTTCCTCTGCAGGTTGTCCTGACAATTCTACTATTTTACTATTAAGTTCTTCAACTTGTGTCATAAGTTCACCTATAATATCTTCAGAAGCCATTTCAGTTTTTTCTTCTACTTCTGCTTCTTTTGTTTCTTCTACTTCTTCTTCTGATGACATCTCTTCTACCTCTTCAACTTCTTCAGACATTTTGTCTTTTTTCTTTTTCATCTCTTCAATCTCTTTTTCAAGGGCAGACAATCTTTTTTCTATACTGTCCTCTTCTTGCATTTCTTCTTTTTCATCACCTGCTTCTACTTCTTCAGGTGCATCTGCCTCTTCGCCTAAATCAGCAATTTCAGAATTTTCATTTATAGACATTTTACTGCCATTTTCCATTGTGTATTCACCTGCTGCAAGTGGTTCTGCATCTCCGTCATCATTAATTGCAAATACTTTTGAGCCAATTTCAAATTGGTCGTCCTCAGTAGCTATAACTCTGCCGTCATCTAGAATCATTTCAGCATACATTTTAACTTTGTATGATTTAGGTTCTTTTTTCATTTTTAAGATATTTAAGATTTTTTCTATTGTATTCATATCATTTATAAATATAAATTGTTGTTATTTTGTTTAATTCTTTTTTTATTTGCCGTATTTTTTCTTGATAGTTCCACACACTTTTTGTGCTATTTTTTTATCACCATATGCTTCTATTTGGTCTTTCATACACTGATTCCAAGAATACTTTTCTAATGCTTGTTTTTTTGCATATGCTATATACTCTAACATTTTATATTTTCGCTTTCTTTTCTTCTTTTTTTTACCTTTGTGATACAACTCCTCTTTCATTGTAGCCTCAGAATGGTCAGTACAAGCCATATAAAGTCTCTCTCCGTCTAAGGTGTGTATGTGGCTTCCTGAACAAGATTTAAACATCTCGCCATATATTTCTGCTTCTTCTTTTGTTCTGAATAGTGGCTCTCCGTCCATTTCGGCAACAGGGTTAAGTTCGTTTTGCAAAATAACATCTTTAATTTTGTTTAGTGTTATTTCATCTAAGCAATCTACACAATCTTCTTTTTTAGGTTTAGATGCTTCTATAAGTTTGTCTGTAAACCAACCCTCAATACTAAAACCTCTTACCTCTTTGTTCTTTATTTTTTCCCACACTTCATTGTTATTTTCTACACTTACCTGTACAAACCAAGTTCCAATTGGCATATTCTTAAAACCCCACATATTAGACTTGTCATACTTTTCATCTTCTTTGATCCAAGACTCTACAACTGTAAGTCCTTGTATTTTCTCTTGATGTTCTAATGTATGGTTATTATTATTAAGATTTTCCATAAACAGCTTCTGTGCTTGTGCAATAGTTTGTTTAGTAAAAAACACATCATACTCTTCGTTTGTTTCTTTGTCAAATCTAGGTATTTTCTTGTCAGGAATAAGGACTGCACCTACAAGTTGCTTTTTTTCTTCGTCAAACTGTGCTAATGATAGAAAATCGTTGTTAAAAAATACAAAGTTCTCTTCTATTGCTGGAAATTTAACAACAGAAATGGCTTCTACACCAAATATCTCTGCTGTCTCGTCAATAACTAATTCAATTAATTTTTTCTTCATACTAATAAATATAAAAATTTCTGTTTTGTTTAAATTACAAGGTTGCTTGTAAGTCTAATTCTTCTTGTAGTGCTTGTGCATTGCTTATTTCGTTTTCTACTACAAAAGCCTGTACAGGACTAGGTGAACCTAATTGTGGTTGGTCTATTGCTTCTATATTAGGTGTCAATGCACCTACACCTTGTTCTGCAACTGCTGTTTGCACATTATCAGGTGTATCTAAATTACCACCACCTCCAACTTTTTTAAATACTGCTTTTGCTTGTGCTATGCCTGACAATACAGATGCTACACCTGTTGCAATAGCACCTAAATTTGCAGGAAATACTAAACCTGCACCTGCTGCAATTGCACCTGATATACCTCTTGCAGTGTCTATTAATATGCTTGTCAATGCTGTTGCTTTTGCAATTTGTGTTCCTTCACCTGCTAATTGACTTACTGATGACAAAATATCTTTAGCTGCACCTACTCTAAGTGCTTTATCTGCTGCAATTTTAGCCTCTGTAATTTTTAATTCTTTTTGTGCTTCATCTACTAAAATAGCAAGTCTTTCATCACTAATATTTTTTGCAAATTCTAACCCTAATTCGGCAGCTTGTGTTTCTAAGTCTAACCTGGTTTGTCTTTTTGTTGCAATTTCTTCGTCTAAATCTTTTTGTTCTTGTAATAATGCATTTTGATTTAATAATTGTTCTGATTGAAAACCTGTAACTTTTGCTTGTACTGCTAATTTTTCAGTTTCTAATGCAAAAATTTCATTTCTTAATTGTTGACTGTCACCTTCTAATTTTATACGATCATTTAATGCTTGAATTTGTGCATCAATAGCATCTTGTTCGGCTTGATTCTGTTCTAATAATACATCAGCAAGTTTTTCGTTTGCCTCTATTCTTTGTTCAATAGTAAGTGTTGTGTCGTCTCTTTGCTGTCTTAGTATTTCTGCTTCTCTGTCAAATTGCTCTACTAATCTTTGTTGTTGCAATGCTAAAAGCTCATAGTTTTTTCTTGTTTCTGTTATTGCCTTACCTTGTTGTATAATACCTTCTACTGTAACTCCTTCAAAAGTTTCTTTAAAGCTATCAACTGCAACTTTACCAATGTTTTTTACTTCATCAACACCTTCTTTAAAATCTACTACTATTTCTTTACCACTTTGTATAGCTTGTTCACCAGCCTCTTTTATACTTGCTTTAGTAGCATTAATATCTGCTGTTAATTTTTCAATTTTGTCTGCATCTTTGCCACCAAACATAGATTTTTCAAAAGCTAACATTGCTGATTGTATACCTAGCTTAATACCTTGAAATGCTAATTTTAGTGGTGTTAGTGATATATCTAAAACATTCTTAGCAATTCTACCTAAAGCATCAAAATTTTCACTAGATTTAGAAACAGCATTAATAGTGCCAACAATTGCATCAGTCACTAATTTAAATGCTACACCGATAGAATTAAATACTGTTTCAACAGTATCTGCAATTGCCTCGTTTTGCATTAATGACTCAGACAATCTGTCAAAAGCCTTTAAAACTATACTAATACCAATTCCTTTAAATGCTAATCCTACACCTTTAAAACCTTTTGCAATACTATTAGCTGATTTTTCTGTTTTTTTTGAAGTCTCTCCTAACTCCTTAACATTTTTTTCTAGTGCATCTAATCTTTTTAATGCCTCCTCAGCATCCATTGTTATTTTTACTGTTCTTTCTATCGCCATATTAATCTTATTAATTGTTTTGCCATTCTTCTAAAACTTGTGTGATATTCTTCCATACCATATACAAAATCTAATTCTTTGTCTTTATACTCAACTAACTGTATATGGTCAATTGTATGTATAATTAGTTTAGATGTTGCTTTTATATATTTTTCTAATTCCATAATAAATATTCGCCATTTTGTAAATCTATTTGCACTGAATTTTGGAACAGTGCATAAGTTTCTGAGTAACTTCTCTCAATATTATACACATTGTTTATATCTATATCTACTGTTAGTTGCCATACTCTTTGTGTGTCTGTTTGACTATCTTGTAAACCAAATTCTATACTTCTGCCCTCATTTAATATGCTCAATGTACAAGTTTGTGGGTTAGTACCTTCTTTTAAAGAAAACTCAGGCACACCACCTGCTGTTCCTAATTGTGTTACAATTGCTGCTTTGTCTATAAATGCTGTGTAGTATGCAAACCCTTCTAAAGTGCCTAATGTAAATGTACTACTTGTGCCACCAATTACAGTAGCAGTACCTTTTACTCTAATTAATACATTTGAATTTATAGGTATTTGTATTTGCTTTTTAGTAGAATCTCCTTGTGTATAGGCGTAACCCTTAGTATTGCCTGTTGTGTAACCAATAAGCACTATTCTATGCGATTCTCCGTCTATTTGTGGTTGTCTTAAACTATAATTTTTATATTTTATAACTATGTCATCACCTTGTTTAGGCATAATGCTTCTTGACAATTTGCCTGTATTTGTACCGATCATTAGTGGTTGATTTTTACCAAACACTTTACCACTGTATATAGACCTGCCTGTACCTGAGCTAAATAATTTTCTATTATCAAGTGTGTTTTGTAGTCTTGCAGGTAAGCTGTTAGAATTAGCTAAACAAGGGTATAGATTTTGACTTTGTAAAAATGTAAATTGGAATTGTGTCTCGCCACCTACACACTCACAACACTCTGGACTAACATAAATTGAATCAGGAAATGTAAAAGCCTGTGTAGGGTTGCTTGTTGGTGCAAAAATATAATATCCGAAGACTGTATTGCTTCCGTTTATATCTGCTACAACAGAATCACAAGCAAAACAAGAGCCATTATATTTCTGGTTAGATTTTAGCAATGTTACTTTTGTACTTGCATTTACACCTACCTGGTAGTTGCTTATATCTAAAACTCTATAATATGCATCTTTTAAAAATATTTCGTCTGCAAAACTAAAATTAAATATGTCTGTTTCGTTAAGGTTTATATGACATTCTAATATTCTTGCCTCTTGTCCATAAATGTCATTTAAATAAGGATACCAATATTTGTTAAACAAACCATTAGGGTTATTATTTAATGCAGTCCAATTAAACACCTGCAACTGTCCACATACCGGCCCATTTTGATTAAAATACAATGATCTCGTTGATGCTAAAATTGTTGATGTTCCGTCAGCATTTGGTGTCAAGTCGTAAGGACTACACAAAGGGTATGTTGGAAATGCAATTGCAGTAATGACACCAGTTCCAGGGTCTGTCTTATGTAAATATATATTTGTGTCTACACCATAACTTTTAATTGTCGTAGGTGAGCCGTTATAAAAAAACAATTTTGGTTTTGTAGGCTCTAATACATTTTCTGTGCCTGTATCTGTCTCTTTATATGTCCATTCGTATTGTGTAGCTACATTAGTAAGCACTGTGTCTTCATCGACATCAACACTTGTAAATATTTTTTCGTTTATGTAAGGTGCAAATATTGAAAAGTTTTCTAGATTACCTTTAGCAAATTCATTAAATGTTGTTGTCTGTCTAAAAATACCATAAGGGTTTAAACTAGGTGTGCTTTCTGATATTGATTTATTTAACAAGTCTACATCTTCCTTGTCTTTGTATATAATCTGTTGTTTTTGTAAACTACTTGTATCTTTAATTACTAACTCTTTAGAAGTGTCTAATTTGTCAGACCAATGCAAAAGGTCGCCACTTGCTGCAAAGTCGTTGTAAGGCTCTATAATTAGCTTAGTTGCATCATCTGAGTCAGCTACAACTACTAAATTAAATCGTTGTATAATGTCTTTAATAAAATCTTTCTGTGTTATCTCAGGGTCTATGCACTGGTCTACATCAATTATGTTATCGTATATATTGCCACCATAGCCTGTCCACTGTGCAGATATCTCATTAAATGCACCATTAAACACAAATAAAGATGTAGTGCAACTTGTAGAGGGGTTTGTTAGCCAACATTGTGAACCACCTATGACAATAGTACCTGCACCACCACTTAACTGATACCTTCTGTATAATCTGTGTTGAACTCTAAAGTAACAACTTTCACCTTCATCTAAATTATTTAAGTCCATATTAAACTCAAGGTTTCTATATCTTATACCTGCTGAACCTGCACCAAACACTTCACCATATATAGTTTGTGCATTAACTAAGTTGTCAGGGTCATCAACATCACCTGTTGTTTTTCGTATTTCAACAGTAACAGGAAAATCTTGATTTTCATCTAATGCACCCTCGCTTATTGATGCATTTGCCGGCCAAATATTTTGGGTTTTCATTACAAACCTAACTTTGACTTGATTTAAATTACTTGATACTTTTGTCAATGTCATATTTGTAGTGTCCCAAGCATTTCCTGGGTCGCTAGGCATTGTAAAACCTGTTATTGCTGTGTCTGTATTAGCTTGTATAATAGTCCAAGGTGTGTCGTATTGTACAGAATTATCAGAAGCATCGACTGTATATGTACCCCACTCAACATCGTTACCAACCATCATCTGTCCGTCTAAAGCAAAAGCACTTTGCCTTTCAACAGGGTTAGGCATTCCTGTATGGTTTGCAGTTGTCATAAATAGCTTTCCAAAATAACTGCCGTTTATAAAATTACTTGTATAAGAAAAACCTGCTTGTGCAATAATTTTTTTAAATAACTCTTTTAACTGTATTGCAGGTTTTAGTTGTGTTATATCTACTTTTTTGTTATTAGGATCGTCATTAGCACTAACATTACTCATTCCTAAGTAATTATTTGTAGTGTCATAAAAAGAATTAGGTCTTGTAAAGCTTAAAGGGTACATTACTTTTTGAACATTTACTGTGTCGTCACGCAAACTTACAGGTGTGCTGTCTACATTAAAAAAGCCGTCTGTTGAGCCGTCCCACGATGCTTTAATGTTAAAATCACTAAAAGTGTGGTCTAATTCATCGCCTATGCAATCTTGTAATTTTTTTGTGCCTATGTTTGTAAACAAATCAGCAGATGTAGACATTAAGACAACTTCATACAAACCCTTGTTTAGATATACTGATTTAAGTTGTAAAAAACCTTCAAACTGTGGCACTGTGCCAACATATAATATAGCATCAAACTTTTTTTTTGTGCTATATACTAAAGTGTCTAAATTTACATTGTACCAATTCTGAAAGAACTCGTTATTATTGTCTGTAAAAGGCAATTTAAATGTTTGTGAATAACTTGCTTTTCGTTTTTCAGGCTCTCTGATGTCAGCAAATTGAAAATTTAAAGATATGTTAGGCTCTTCTTGTAAATCTAATTCATAAGTGCTTTCTGCTGTTGCAGTGCTTGTTGCTGTCCTATATGCTACTAACCTAACTTTCATTATGAATTTGTGTTTCTTTCGTTTGCATACTCAATCTCTATTGTGTATTGTATAAGACTGTCATTAACAATTGTTTTTCTTATGTGACTACTGCTGGTGATAATTACAGGTTCTGTTGTGCTTGTATCTGCATTTTCAACTACAAAAACATTTTGTGTCATTATAAGTTTCTCTAATAAGTTTGCATCTGCTTCTGTTATGTAATCTGTGTTTAGTGTCTCTTTCAACACTGCTTTTGTTTGTCTGACTGTTTTGCCTCTTTGCGAATTGTCGTACCTGTATTTAGATTTGTTAAAAACACCAAGCATACTACCAAAAGTGTCTTTTGTAACATTTATTGTCTGTGTAGATTTTAGACTAAAATTAAAGTAATCATATGCACCTAAACTATTTCTAAATGCTAACCTTCTAACTTTATAATTTTTACAGCTTCCGTCAGACTTTATAAAATAATATACTTGTGACCTAGCAACTAAAATATTAGAAACAGCTTGTACTGTATAGAATGCATAATTAGTATTGTTAGAGGGTTTTGCATTTGTTATGAGTGTCTGTGCTTCTAAATTAGCTAAACCACAACCAAAGTATAATAACCTGTGCTTATCCTCTTTTGCTATGTTTGGTGTTACACTTGTGTCTGTTGTAACATTAGCATTAAAACCACCATTACTAGCTAAATTAGAAAAGTAATTAGTCGATATTAATGTGCCGTCTGATTGAAAAAATTTTACTGCAATAAAACCAACATTACAATCTAGGTCTGCTGTGCCATTAAGAAAAGCGATTGTGTGATAATCTGATGACTGCAATCTAATGTATCTTCGTACACCACCCTCTACACTGAATTGTGTTTCTACATCTGATAGAAATTTAGCAGTAGTGTTATCGTGCTGAAAATCTTTAAATTGATCCCCCTGTATATATGTCGAGTCGTAAGACGAAGATGTGCTAATAAAACTTCTTGCTGTTGTTATAGGCAAAGATGCTTGTATATAGTATAGTGTTTCACTTACTGCACCTGATGTGTCTTCAGTCGGTGATGCACTTGCACTATTACTTGACTCTTCATATCCTCTTACAGTTATAGATGATAATTGTGTTTTACCTGTATCTCTGTCGCCACTATGAGAAAAAATTTTATCTAACACACCTGTATTAGCACCTAACCTGTGTATACTTTCAAAAGGTAGTCCGTCTTGGTTTTGGTCGTTCTCTGTATCTACTAATTGTGTGTTTACAATTTTGCCTATGTCAAAAAATGCTCTTGCTTTGTTGTTAGATATGTCATCACTATATCCGTTTCTTCTTTGCTTCATTTTAGCTATTAATGTGCCTTGAGAGCCGTCAAATACTGTCACTGTACCTTTCCAAACTTCCATAATTAGTTTATAGTAAAATAATGAAGATATGTTTGCATCCTTGAATAACATATACCCTATTAGTGGTGTCCAGTTTGTTATTACAGGTAACTTTAATGTGCTGTTTACTGGTTTTTGATGTAATGATAAACTCATATTATGTTCCTATTTGTATGTCAATAATGTTTTCTAAATCGTCTGCAAACCCATTTACAATATTGTCTGTTTGCTTGTTAAGTTGCTCTGTCAATGGTTTAGTAAAAAATTGTGTTCTCTCCAAACCTCTTTGTGCTATTGCTCTTCCTATTAAAAATGATGCACTTCTAATGTTTTTTTGGTTTTTTTGTATAAACCTACCTGTCTTTAGGTCTCTAAGGTTTATAGGCTTGTTTGCAATCCATTTTTCTACAACACCTTCTGCTATATTTTTTTTCTTAAATTTAAAGGGACTTCCTTGACCTCGCATTTTACCACTGCCTTTAAAACCACCACTACCTTTTACACCTTCGTCTACAAAGTCCCAATAATCTTCTGCACCACCAAATTCAAAAATTATACTAACACTTTTATTGTCAGATTCTACTAAGTAATCAAAGTCATTGTACAATGTGTTGCCTTTAGTTGTTTTTTTCTTTTTTACCAATATTGCTTTACCTTCTTCTACAACTTTTGCACCGAGTTTCTGCATTGCCTGTATAGTGTTTTCTAATTTCATTATGTGTTATGTGTTAAAGGTGCAATACACAAGTTGTTTTGATTGTTTACCTCTATAGTTATAGTTGCACTCCAGCCTGTCAATAAATTATTAAATCTTGCTGTAAAAGGCTCACAATTGACAGGTAATTGCAAGACAACTTCATCTGTAACCCAAGATTGTGAGGACAAACTTTGCTTAAATTCTGCAACAACATCTTGCAATATCCTAAAGGTTTCTGAGTATGTTGTTGTTCTTCCTAATCTCTCTTTATTAGGTTCTGCACCTACTTCTTCGTTAATTTGGTCTAGTATGTATAATGTAAAAGAATATGTTAGCAGACCTGTGTCTAATGTTGCTGTACCAGGCTCTGCATATAGTATAACATAATCTTTAGCACCTAACTTATTTATATCTGCTTCATCTAGACCACCACTGTGAAAAGATTTAATCTGAAAATGTTTAGTAGCTATCGTTTCAAAATAACTAATTACATCACTATACCTTACCATAATTGTTTTTCATTTTATTATTATAATCTTGTCTATAAGACAAAAAAGTTAAAACAGTCAATATAGGCAATTCTGTCACCTTGTCTATATTTAATATGTTACCCTCACACAAACTATACAAAGTGTTATACCAACCCCATTTACTTTGCATCGTTACACCTTTTGCTGTGTCTGATTCAGAGCTTCCAAATAACTGTGCGAAGTCTGTGCTAATTTTTCTCCGATAGTCAAAAAAAAACCTAGCGAACCTAGTGCTATATCCATTTTGCAAAGTTTAAACAACTCTTCTTTAAACAGTTCTGGATCGTAGCTTTCTATTGCATACCTATCGCCTCTTTTTAATTTTACCTTTCTGTACAATATGCTCATTATTATATGCAAATTCTCAATAGGCTCTTTGCAATAAGTCTCTAAATCAATATATTCACCTGTCGTCATTTTAGACATATTAGGTATAAAACCATACTGTTCGCCTTCAATGTCTATTAACTTTCTAAATTTTTCTTTGTCAGGCTCTTGGTCTACTAAGTCCCTTAATGTTTGCATAATAAAGACTAAATCACTGTAAGGCATTGCCTTGACTATTTTATTTGTAGTGTTACACAACAATGCAACACTTCTAATAATCTTATTTTTTTCTGACCCTTTACCATTCTGTATTTTTACATACTTTTGATAGGTTTCTATCGTAATGTCAGACCACTCTTCAGGTATTACTAATTTAACTTCCATTTATATATAAATATAATTTTTTTTGTTTTGTCTTTTTTTTTTAAATATAGGCATATAAAAACCTAATAAATGTAAAATTATTTTACATTATATAATATTTGCCACTATGATTAATGCTTAATCTATTTAAACACAAGTATCTAGTTGCATCTACTAAATGGTCGTTTACTTTTACTGGTGTGTTTAAAACATTACCATTTTTGTCTGTTGCCCATTTATAGCCTCTAAATTCTTTTATTGCATTTAGACTGTCTTTTGTTATGTGCAACTTGTATCTTCTCATTATATCTATGCCTAAGTGTATACCTGCACCCTTCTTTGCAGGCTTTATATTAAACCCTTGTCTGTATATCTCTTCTATTGACTTAGGTTCAGCACTGTCGCCTACTATTTCAGTTTGTCTGCTTATACCTAATTGCTTCATCTTATTTGCTAAATCAGTATTTGTTAATCGCTTTTCGTACAACAGTTCTTTAATGTATAAGTTGTCATCTTGTTGCCTGACCTCTACAAGTGCCGTAGGACTGTTTGTAAAGCCAAAGTCTAAACCATAACCTATTAGTCTACCTTGTACGTCATCAACTAAATTAAAGTTTCTAAATATCATAGTTTGTATTGTACCTATCTCACCAAGTCCATACACACGCCAATAGTCAGGGTCTATGTCTTTAAGTCTTTCTATTTCTGCAATAGTGTCGTCATCTAAAAAAGGATTTGCCTGGTATGTAGATTGCAAAAATGTGCAGTCATCTCTTGTGTGTACTTTCTCGTAAATCCAACTATAAGGATCGCTTGGGTTGTAGTCAAGGTAAATTTTTTCTGTTGTTCTTAAAATTAGTTGTTGCCAATCTTCATAAGTAAATTCGTTAGCTTCGTTACACCACAAATAGTTTCTTTTACGACCTCTTATTTTTTGTGGTTGGTCTACGCTGATAAACTCTAATATATTGCCATTTAGTTGATAAGATAGTTCTGACTTGTTGTGATTTGCTTCGTCATATAGGTCTAACTCTTTTAGTATGTTAAGAACATCACGATAGGCAGTACCTTTTAGTGCAGGTAGTGTTTTACGACATATAGTAAATACTTTACCTGTTTCTTCTAAGCATTTGACTATAAACAATTGACAAAGCGAATAGGTCTTAGAGCTACGTGTCCCCCCTTGTAGACAGGTAATCCTAGTTGTAGACCTATACGCCTTGTTAAATACATTTGTTGTTTTAATCTTTCCCCGTGTCAATAACTTCTATTTTTAGTTCAGTAAGTGCTTTGCCACCACTTGTTATATCTACTTTCTCTGCATAACCTCTATCTCTTGCCTTAGATTTTAAATAAAATATTATACTTGTTTCTTTGCCTCTAGCTATGTTTTTTATTAGTTCTCCCTCTACATAGTCTATCTGTGCCTCTTGTATTTCTTTTACTGCTTTTGCAAATTCCTCGTCCTCTCGCATATATCTATAGTATGTCGACCGACTTATGTTACCTGCCTTTTTACACGCGTGATATATTAGTCCCTGGGTCTCTGCTAATGCTTTTAATAATTTATCTTTTTTATTCTGTGCCATTTGTATTATTTTATGGTTACATTGTAACCTTGTTCATTTAAACTATTGTACAGTTCAAAAGCCTTTATTTCGTCTTGCTCTTTTACTGTTATTATACTTACATTATTATTGTCTTCTTGTATTTTATCTACATTTAACCCTAAATCAATATGCTTAAAACCCCAATCTACTAAATTATCTATGTCAAACTCATTAGCAAGTATATCAATATCAAACTCACCTGTGTTTTTATTAAGCCTTATATTTAGTTCTCTTTCTTGTTCTTTGTTTAAGTTTAATATAATACAAGCTATATCTGTATATCCTAGTTCTTTACATATTTTTAAACGTTGATGCCCACCTATGACTACAAAAAAGTTTTCTGTAAAGTATTCATTAACTATAATAGGATCAACTAAACCAAACTTTGTAATTGATTTTTTTAAATCGTTGTATTGCTTTGTGCTAATCTGTCTTGGGTTGTATGTTGCAGCTCTAAGTTTGCTAATTTTGATTTTTTCTAATTGCATCTAGTTTTTTATTTAAATTTATAAGTGCATATATTTGCTCACAAACGACTTGCAAATGTTGTATTCTGCAATACGAATTAAAACAACTGTCTGTTTCTGCTTTTATGTGGCAATCTCTACATAATGCTATTAAATTTTCTACAAAATCGTTTTTAGTTTTATTTCTTTTTTCTAAGTGGTGTAGATCGACTGCAACGGCAGAACACATTTCGCATAATATTGTGTCTGACTTATCATAACCAAAAAAGTCAAAATATACTTTAGTGTGGTTTTGCATCTTGCATTTCTTTTAACCTGTCTTTCTCACAGGTAATTAAAAATTTACTATTACAAAAAAAACACTTACCTTTTTTTAAAAGAGTCATTCTTGTACAACCACAACAAAACCTAAATACTTGATTCATTTTTACAACTATTATTATACACTTCTAACAAATTGTCTACTGTTGTCTTGACACAAGGTGAACAGGATGACACTTGTTTGTTTGTTTTAAATATTCTATTATATATGTTTAGTAATATTTTTTGCTCATCTTTTTTTAAAACACCTTTGTCAATACTTGGCTTTACCTCTTCAAAAATTTTAATTTCATCATCTGTCATCTGCCTTACATAAGGAAACATTTTATTAAGTTTTTTTCGTCTTTCTTCACAACCACAATCTTCACCTAATATTTGTTTAGCTACCTTATCTATGCCTGTTTTTTTGGTAATTTTTTTTATAGTATCTCCTAATCCTTTGCTTACCATAGTTTAAATATTAAATAAATTATAATTGATGTGCTTACGATAAACATAAATTGGTCAAATTGATTTTTATATTTCATTTTTTTATAAATTTTTTTACTTTATTTAATGTGTGATATATTGTGTTTCTATTTATTTTTGTTTCTGCACTTAAAGAATTAAGACTGTGGTCTTTTGTGTAGTATAACTTAAATATTTGCGAATCAAACCAGTGACACTGCTCTAACTTTTTTTTTATTTTATTTATGTAGTATTGTTTTTTTTCAGACTCGTTATCATTTGATATACTTGTTGTAATGCTGTCATTTATTTCTGTTACTGCCAAGCTATAATATTTTTTGTACTTGTAATAAAACCTGCTTGTCTTAGAAAAATATTGATTTATCATAATTCTAGCTACATAAAATGTAAGTTGTTTTTTTACAATTAGTTTGTTAAGTTTTTTTTGATCTGCATTGTATAACTCTTCAACTACAAAACTAAACAAGTCATCTTTATCAGAGTTGCCACCTGTGACATTATATGCCATATCTTTTAATTTGTCATAATTGTCAATCAGGTATTTGTCTAACATATTTTTATTACTGAGGGTATTTTTTCTTGTTTCATTAAATTATATTCTACATTTGACATTCTGCTTGTGTGTATTTCTATAATATTGTCAAATCTACTGTGCAATTTATTATAAATATAATTTAGTGTGCTTTTGTTTTTTTTCAAATCTCTCAAAATAAAATGTAAGTTAGCACCACTATCAAATAAAATTGTAAACAGGTAGTTGTTAGTATCTATGTAGTCCCAGTGCAATCTGTCGTGCCTTGTATTAAAAAATGTTGGTCTAACTTTCAAAATAATTTTGTTTGTTTATATTTATTTTTATTGATTTCTAAAGCTGCTTCAAGTATAGTTTTACCTGCTTCATATTCTACTAAATTTCTTGCAATTTTATTTAATCGTTGTTTTCCTTTGTATTTTTTAAAGTTATAATTGTGAAAATTTGACAAGGCACTAATTAAATTTTTTGTTCTACTTAAATCAGGATTTTTTCTGTTACTTAAAATTTTAGGCAGTGTAAAGTTTGTCCAATATAAATGTCTTTTTCTTTTTTGACCTGGTATTAAAGTTTCATAATATGGAATAACATTTTCTACACAATATTTACCTTTGTAAAAATGTTTTAAAAATATTATTTGTTGATACAAAACCATATCAGGGTATCTAGGTTTCCAACAATCTCTTGTATATTGACTGTTATTAATTCTGCTATGTGTTGGACAAGGTGGTGATGACCAAATAAAATCATATTCTTTGTAGTGGTCTAATAAATATTGATGTGCATCAGCTACAATTACTTTGTCATTAGGAAATCTTTCTTGATATAATCTTGCTAATTCTGCATCAAGTTCTACAGCAGTAACTTCTATATCATTTTTAACCTCATTCCACTTGTACCTATTACCACCTAAACAAGCATATAAATTAAGTATTTTCATTTTATTTGTCCTTTTAAATATTTACTAATAATTATTACTTTTATAATCCACAATATCCAGAATCACAATCAGAAAAATCATCAAAAGTTAATTCTTGCTGTAAATCCCATTTTAAAATATCTTTATATTTTATATCCGATTTCCAATATCCATTTTTACCACCCTCTTGATTTGCAAACCATTTAATTTTATTAGGATGTTCAGCACTCATTTTTTTAATAAATAATGGGTTTCTATGAAAACAACCTACACAATTATTGTAGTAACCTTTTACAAAAGGTACTTGTTTATTTTCATTCCAATATCTATGTATTTTGTCTGCTAATATTTGGTTTTCTATTAAAGGAAAGTAAGGCTTTTGCCACTCAAAAATTTCCCACTTATTTCTACCATTTAAATGTTTTGTAACAGTTGCTTTTATTTCAAGTAATCCATTTTTATTTAATTTCTCATTCATTCTGTTTGCTCTTTTAGTTTCATTTGCTCTAAACCCAATAGCCATTTTTACAGGATCATTAAACTTATTATACCACCAATGAAAAATTGGTATTAATTTTAAATTGGTTGTGCAATATCTGCGAAATTGATTAGGCAACCAACCTCCTTTTTTCATTAATACTTCATCAAATGTAATTCCTGAAACCCAATCTATTTTTTTACCTGTAAATTGTTCTAATTCTAAAACTATTTTAATTATAGCATCTTGTTCTAAAGTACCTATAAATTCTTTACCTATTTTATCAGATACAATTTGTCTTATTTTTTTGTCAGGATATAAACAATCTATATCATCTGTTCTTACTAAACTAAAGACTGCATAATCACTAGGATAATTTGCTAATATATAAGCACTTGATTTGCCACCTGATATAGATACAATTTTTTTCATAATTGATTGTTTAAATATTTACTAATTACTACTAAAGTTTCGTCTAATCCGTTACATATTTCAGCAACATATCCTCTTTTGTTAAGCTCATCTCGCCACCATAGTTGTTCTTTTGTTGCTCTATTATAACCTGTCTTTAGTTCTATTGCAAGTCCACAGTATGCACCTCTTGGCTCATATATAAATAAATCAGGGAAACCTTTTTTATAGCCAGACTTTTTTGCTTTAATCCTTTGTGACATATGCACCTGGTATTGTCCACCCATTGATCCACAATACAATATGCCTTGCAAGTCTAAGTATTTACATACTGCTTTTTGTAATTCGTATTCTTTCATATACAACTATCTAAAATTTCTTTACATAATTCATAAGGTACTACACTTCTTAAATAATTACCTTTTATGCCTTGTGTACCTGTTTGTGAGCCTCTAGGTGCAGGTTGGTGATGACAATTTACATTTCCATTAAAACACATAGGTCTAGGTAGCCAACCATTAGGCTTTAAAATGCTTTGTAAGTTATTAGTCCATATATCTGTCGGTTTCATTCTGTCTTCTCCATATTTACAATAACATACAGTCGTTTTTTCTAATTTTTTTATAACATCTAACTTTCTTAATTTACCTCTAGGGTTTTCAATAAAAAAATAATTTGGTTTAATAAAATTTATTATGTCTAGTGTTTTTTGTACAATCTTTACACCTAATTTAGCTTGTTCTGTTTTAGGTGTGTTATCTTTGTTCCAATGATGTCCAATACTAGCAACACTAAAATATGTACATGGTGGTGATGCCCAAACTATATCTACACTATCTATACCCTTTTCAAATAGTTTTTTCATTAGTAAATCATTGTCAAGTTCTAAAATGTCAATAACTAAATCAATATTTTTAAATGCCTTGTAATCTGTTGTAAAGGTAGTCATACCTAGTTCTTCTGCTACTTTGCTAAAACTTCTTGATCCTGCAAATAATTCTAATACCATCTGTTAAATTTATAGATTATATATGATACTATTGGTGTAGTCATAATTATTGTAAATATGTTAATGTGTGGCTCACCACATAAACCTAATATATGTTTTATAAATTCTATCATACAGGTTGTTTTTTTCGCCACATAGTACCTGCCGTTGGACTATATACTGTTTCAAAACCTAAATCTTTTAAGTGTTTTGTGTATTCTTGTTGTCCTTTAGCATCTAGCTTTTTAAATGTGTATTCGTCAAAGTATTCTGGAAACTTAGATTTATTAGCAGAATTAAAATTATTAGATGCCCACCTTTTTAATCTTAGGTTTATGTCAAATGTTTTTTGCAGCTCTGCTCTAAATTTAGTGCCTGATTTATTTTTTTCTGTCCAATAGTTAAAAAAGTCATCTTTATCTTTTTTATTTATATCTTTTATTGTGTGTATTGCATTTTTAAATGCATTTATTCTTTCTTCTATACTTTTACTTTTATTTACTATACTCTTATTTACTTTACTAGCATTGCCTACGCTATGCGATTGCATTGCGACCGCATTAGACCATCTTTTTTTTGCATTTATACTAGCTTTACTAGACTTGTTATTAATTTCTTCAATATGTTCAAATAATCGCTTAGAATAAAAACAATTGTCTTCTAGCACAAATAAGTCAAAATCCTCTATAACTGCTCTTAGTTTTTCTAAATCGCATTGTAAACCAAAAGCAAGTGTTTCGTAATCATCTAGGCACATTTTATTTTCCTCACTAAATAGTAGTTCTAATATTGCAAAGTATATTCCGTAATATTCAAAACCACCTTCTTTTCTAAGTCTAATTAGTTTTAAGTCGTTTCTAGCGTTTGAGTCGTGATTAAAGTAAGTTTTTTTCATTATCTCTATTTGTATAAGACAAACCTACACACACCAAAAATAGAGAGAAAAAAAGGATGTAAGATAGTGTGTGCAGGAATGTCAGTTTATTTAAAATGGTTGATTATTTGTAATAGACTCAATAGTTTGCTCTTTTTTTATTATACAATTCTTAATCATTAAAGTGTTATAAAATTTACCCTTATACTCTCTACACTTTATATAAAAGTCAATTTCTACATATTGATTAGTAGATAATTTTTGCGAAAATTCTATAATATCTACTTTTGTTTTACCAAATATTTCAAATTGCATAGTGTGTTTAAAACCTGAATCAAATTCTTCTATTGTTATTAGCTTTTTTACAAAATCACCATTATCTGTGTTAATATTTTGTTTCTCTATATTAGTTATTTTTCCGTTAATTTTATACATATATATTTATTTATTAATTGTTATTTCTTTTAAATGACTCACTTTCATCTTCGCCAAAAACACCAAGTTCGTAAAAACCTGCTAATTTAAGGACGGCTCTACTCAAACTTCTCTTTTCTGCCATTTCCATTACATACCAACTATTAGTATTTCCGTCTTTAAATGTATTACCTTTTAAAGCACTACCAAATGTTTCTATTTTTTTATCACCCATTGTTGCCTTAGCTTTTACTACTGCGAAATGTGGCTCACATCTAATAACTTCAAAGTCAATACTAATATCTATATTCGCTTGTATCTTTTCAATACCTGCTCTTGTTATTATAGTATAATGTTGATGCTTAAAAACATCTTCGTCTGTTAAATTATTTTCTACAAATAATTTATTTAATATATCTCTTTTATTCATTGTCATTATTATTAGTTAAAAAATCAGTCAAATTAAGGTTAAGTATTCTACACAACCTGTCAGCTTCACTTATTTTAAGTGTGCCTGGTTCTTTCAGCTTGTTAAGCATTGTAGGATAAGACATATTCATATACTCAGAAAGCTCTACTTTAGATATGTCTTTTTTATACATTGCGTAAGCTATAAGGCTTTTTATTTTATCATTCATAGTATTATGTTTTATGCAATTATAATAATAATTTTATATTAAAACAATTTAATACTAATTACTTATTCACAATACAAATGTTAATAACTTATTAAGTATTTTTTACCTTAATTGCATTGTATATAAAAAATTGTTTATATTTGTCTAAACAATAGCAATAGTGCTACAATTAAAAAATAGAAAAGTGATGGGATTAGAAAAATTAAAAGATATAGAAAGAAAAATAAACCACATTAAAAAGATTGTTCCAGAAGCAACGAGAGAAGAAAAACAAGAAATACTATTAAGGTATTTTAGTAGAATTCAACAAATAGAGAAATAAAAATGAATATATCACACAAATCACAAGATCAATTAATGTCTATACTGTATGATGCTATTATACTTAGTCACGACATACAAAACAAAGATGACCAACAAAAGTTAGCAAGTATTCTAATAGATGCAGAGGACATAGTTAGAAAATTAAATAAATAATATGAAAATATATAGACAATATAAAGGTGAAAATACAAGCGAAGAAGTTAGTGTAGAAACATTCTTACATTATACTGAAGGTAGTGGTTTTTGGCAAGAAGGCACTGCATTAGAAACATTAAAACAATCAGGTGTTATACACACAAGTTTTGCAATATACAAATTAAATAAATAATATATGAAAGCAAAAATATTTTTAACAATAGCAACTAGCTATTTATTAGGTAGATTTTTAATAACACTAATTTTTAACATATGAAACAACAATATACTATACATATAAAAGGCAACATACCTACAGTAGTAGCAGAACAATTATCATACTATAGTCAATATCAAGATTTTAGCTATGGTCAAGGCTTTATCAACTTTACAGGAACAGAATCACAATTAGACGGTTTACTAGAATATCTTAATGACAAAGGTGACGGCTATTTTAAAGTAATAGGTGTACACGATGATGCAACAGAAAAATTTTATCAAGAAATGTTTCCTGAGGCTTATGAAAAATTTAAACAATCAATATAATTATGAAACAAGGAACACAAAAACACAGACTATACAGTTATCTCAGTGCAGGTAACACAATCTCAACATTTAATGCTATGTATGACTTAGGTATTGCAGACTTGCAAGGAGTCATAAGAGATTTAAAAAAAATGGGCATACAAATACAATCTAAATATAAGCAAGTACAAACTAGATTTGGTGGTACTGCAACTGTTAAAGAATATAGGTTAGGATAAGAGATAGAAATAGCACCTGTCAGAACACAATTTTAACAGGTAACTAGAGAATATAACCCTGTTTACAGGTGCTAATCTATTTTAATGTCTTTACAAAATTGTTAAATATTCTGCGAAGTTTTTTAACATTATAGACTTTTTTATTGTCTTTGTCATAACTATACTCTGCATCTAATTTGATCTCTTTTGCATATATATGCTTATTCATATTTTATAAATATAATTAATTAATTTTACCATTCCAACGACCACCCTTTTCTAATACCATTGGCAACAGTTTAGGTTGACCATTTATAATTATTCCACAACCTAATATTACTCTTGCACTATTTACTTTATTATATGCAAATGCCAAACTGTGATCGTCTATAAGACAACCAACTGCCATATTCCAAGATAATGATAAAGGTGAAGATGTGTAATTTATTTCAAAAGTCGTGTGATAATGCCCTTGTACTACACACATTCCCATTTCTTTGGCTAATGATAAACCATTTTTTTTCATTCCGTGTGTCATAAATAACCATTGACCATTATTCATTTTAAACTTATAATCAGGATACCATTTCCAACCTTTGCCTACTCCTATAACTTCATTGTAATCTCTTAGCATATAATTAGGTATGCCGTGTTTTTTCCCACGTCTATATAACATACTTCCGTGATTGGAATGTACAAGCACCATATTTGGGAATATAGACTCTAATTTTTTAAAAACTTTACGTGCTTTAAGAGTTTCATTGTGTTGTGTTGGCAAAGATGTTTCTGAGTCGTGCATTGAAATTCCGTGAAAATCTGCTTCGTCACCAACATTAAAAATGTGATGATTTGGGTTATTATCTTTTATTTTATAATAATCTTTAACTGCACTAAGAAAATTAATACTGTCTTTGTGATGATATGGTATATGCAAATCTGAAATACATAGAATAATTTCATCAGAATTAGTTCTCTGTTTTTTTATTAAATCGTATTCAGTTTTTGATAACCTCGGTCTATAATCTTTTTTCAATTATTGCATTTATTTTCACACTTGCGATTTTCAAACATCGATAAACATAGAGGTAAAACACCTATAAGACATAATGCAATACCTTCCCAACTAAAAGTATTACCCATTGTATTAATAGCATAAACTACAATGACACCACCTATTGTTCTTTTTGCTGACCACCTCTTTAAGTCACCAAATTTTTTGTCTTTAAATATTGTAGTAATATCTAAATTTTGTAATATTTTATTCATCATCTTTGTAATTTGGTATAATAGCATCAAATATATTATCGATCCAGCTAAACACCTTATTGTCGTGTATGGTCGGTGTAAGGTTTACGACTATTTTAGCAAAAGCCATAAGTCCTATTAATAATTCTAACCAGTTTTGTATAATAAAATCTTTCATATTTATAAATTTAATAAGTCCATATTATGTTTTGGTGCTTAGAAAAATCTAAGTCACAGTGTATAAAATCTTCTGCTACACCTATTCGTTTAAAACCTACCATAATAAGTGCCTGTAATATTTTAAACCTTGTGTGTGAATCTTTTACCTTGATGTCTGCTGCTACACCTTTGCAGTGTGATGAGTCCTCTGAGGCTTTATAACCTTGTTTAATTAGTTGTTTATTGTACTCAGGTGTTCTGTAACCTGATGTTATAAAAAAAGGTGTGTTTGCTATTGTCCTAGCATCATCTAACATTTGTATAAAAGCATCTTTCATAAATATCTCACCCTGACCTAAACCACTTTTACAATCAAACTCAGTATATGTAAAATACTTAAATTCCTTCATTATCTTCGTTTTAGCAGACTTTTAATATAATTGTATACATCTTTACTAAGCATAGCTACAAACCCACCTAAAAGTCCTAAAATAACTGTTTCTACTAATGTTTGTGTAGGTATCATAGATACTGTAAGTAAATTACCACAAAAAAAACAACCTAAATACTCTACTCTTTCCATTACTTAAAATATTTTCTGTATTTTATAAGTTACATAAACATCTGCACTAAAACCTCCAGAAAAATTATTAGAAGAATACATAACTAAAGCTTGATTTTCTATACTAGCAGAGTGAGAGCCACCTGTTGCACCAAGAAAGGGTAAAATAAATGTTGAACTTGTAGTTAGGTTTCTCATAAAATTTCTAGCTTGTAATGTATAATATGATGCAGTTGAAGAGTCATATCCAACATATAAGTTAATTGCAGCTGTTTGTGTTGGTGCTGCATAAGTAACTAAAATTGTAATATCAACAGGTAAAATCATAAAACCTGAGCCTGGTGCTGCAACTAAAGTTTTAAAATCACTTGCACCTAAACCTGTTCGCATAGATAAAAATTCACTATTACTTATGCTTATTTTGTCTGTAATAAGTGCATATTTAGCATCCATTTTTTTGCTAGTACCTGCTGTGCTACCTGTTGTATCAGATACATCAACAGTCATAAATAAATCACCTGTGCCTAAGTGGTCAATTGCACTTTTGTCTGTTAGTTTTTGTCCTGCCATTTTCTAATTTTTTGATGTATTTTTTTAGTTTTTTATAGTTTTCTAAACTCTGTGGATATTTCTTTCTCTTAGCAACCATATATTGTAATATTAGCACCTTGCAAAAATGATTTTAATTTATTGTCAGGTGGTAGGTTAGTGTCTAAATTTAAACCACTGTAATAATTATTTACAGTAGGTGATAAATCTGCACCTGTATTACTACTATACTTTGGAAATAATGCACTGTTATTTCTAAGATAATCAATCAATCTCTGTGTGTAAAATTCTGCTGCATTTGTAGCTGTGTCCATAACAGGCTTTAGATCATCATACGATGCACTGCTTGACTGCTCTGTTGCACCCATTATTACAACTGCATTATTTACAAACCTTAGTCTCAAAAACGGCACAAGCTGTGTAAAAGCATATTGTACAAGAGCAGGTTGCACATATTTCTCTAGCAATGTTTCGTCATTGCCACTAATTGTGCCACCTTGTATTTTTGTTTTAAGGTCGTTATCTAATTCAGTGCCTAAAATAGGTAGTATGTGCATATCTTGTGCTAAAAGTATATAGGGCATAATCAGGTTCTCGTCTACTGATTCGCCTAATGCTGTGTCTTTTTTTAATCTTGTTGCTGATATGTAAAGTGTATGTTGTATTGCCATTGTTTTTTATTTTACTCCTGGATAATGTCCTTGATTTGGCATATTTTCAGGTGCTTTTACTGCATCTTTTATGCCTCTAGGGTTTGGTGTATAACTTTTAGGTATTGTATTTACTTTTTTGTAGTCGTCTAAACTTTGTCCGTCTTTTTTTACTGTACCCTCTTTTAGTCTATATAAGATTACTTTCCACGCGTGTCTACAATATACGCCACCT